ATATTCATCTCTTTATTTTTCCAAGGCACTTGTCCAGTTCTCTCTTTCTTTTCAAATCTTTCTATAAACTCTATGAATATTGTATCATTAAGATCATAAGAATCTTTAACTGGGTATAGGTTTGCCCCAGAATTTAAAGCTCCCTGCCTTCCAATGTGAGAGTCTTCTATAATTATTGTATCTTTTGGAAATGCATCTAACGCTACCATACACTTCCAATACATTTCTGGATGTGGCTTTGGATGCCAGACATCCTCGTTGCTAACAATGTAGTCTACTAAATGAAGTACCTGTATTCCGTGTAAAGACTTTATGATAGTTTCTCTAATACTATTAGATGCTATGGCAATTTTCCAACCCTCAGATTTTAGGTACAACATAATGTTTATAGCATTTGTGTTTGCTGGAATATTTTCAAGCATTAAGAATGTTTCTTCCTGCTTATCCTTCCAAACATTGTTATGAGATTCTTGTGGCAGTCCTTTTTCTTTGGTAAGCATAGAAAGCTTTTTCCTAGTATTTAATCCATCATACTTTGATAAATGCTCTTGATAAGATATTTTATATTTTGGATCAACCTTTTCTAATGCATTGTTAAGAGCTTTATAATGTAAATCTTTTGAATCAATTAGAACACCATCTAAATCAAATATAACTAATCTATTACTCATCTTTGAGGTCCTGCGTGTCTATGCCACTTGTTATGTCTAACAATACTTTTACCATTGCACTTCATGACATATTTATCTCTTACCCTATAAGACCATTCAACATCTTCTTCTTCGTTCCATCCACGACTTTCATCAAGTGGTTCTTCAATCATTACATGACGCTTGACCATAAAGAACCCACCAGAGATGTACATATATTGTGTCTGAGACCAGTCATCATAGTTTAAAGACCAGGCTCTTCCATAACCTGGCTTATCCCAAAGAGACCAGTCCATGGGATTTCTTGATCCAGTAATTAAGTATTGCGGGCAAGAGCAAATTTCCCAATCAGTTCCAAACTCAACAAAGTTTTTGTACCAGTCGCTATCAAAGATATGATAATCGTGCATTAAAACTATATTGTCGTATTTGGATTCTTTTACAAGTATATTCTTTTTTCTTGTAATCCATCTTTCTTTAACTGATTCATCAAAGTCAATCTTTCTAATATCTTCACCATCAATATCAGAGCTATCTCCACCACCAACAAATAGTATTTCATATTCTGGAATATTAAGATTGCGAATGCTCTCTATGATCTCTTGAAGTCTTTGCTTATCTTCATAGACAGTTATAATTCCAAAGGTCCATTGAATATCATTCATTTACAAAGCCTGTCGCTATGACAGTTACTAGAATACCATCCTCAAGATCTGGATCTAAGACTGTTCCAAATATGATATCAGCATCTTCGTGTGCTTTATCTGCTACAAGAGATGCAATCTTGTTAACTTCTTGCATTTTAATTTGACCAGATGATGCTATTGAAATCAAAACACCCATTGCACCATTAAGATCAACATTAAGAATTGGACTTGTAATTGCTTCGTTACCTGCAACTTCTGCACGATCTTCCCCATCTGCATAGCCAATTCCCATAAATGCAGATCCAGCATCTTTCATAACTCTTTTAATATCTGCAAAGTCAATATTAATTTGACCAGGAGTAGTTATTAAATCAGATATTCCTGCTATTGCTTTTAATAAAACATTGTCTGCCTCTTTAAAGGCATCTTGCATAGATATATCTGGGTCAAGCATTGAGATAAGATTATCATTTGGAATAACTATGAGGGTGTCTACTTCTTTACTAAAACTATTAATTCCTTCTAAGGCATTATTCATACGCTTCTTGCCCTCAAATCCAAATGGTGTAGTTACAACGCCCACGGTTAAGGCTCCAGCTTTTTTAGCACATCCTGCGACTATAGGTGCAGAACCAGTTCCAGTTCCACCACCCATTCCAGCCGTTACAAAAACAACATCAGCACCCGAAACAACTTCAGAAATTTCACTTATGCTATCTTTTGCTGAAAGTCTTCCAATATTAGGATCTGCTCCAGCACCAAGACCACGGGTTCTATCTCTTCCAATATCAATTTTAACATCTGCCAAACTTGGCATTAGTGCTTGAACGTCAGTATTTATTGCAATAAACTCTACTCCAGATAGTCCTTGCAGGATCATGCTATCAACAGCATTAATTCCACCGCCACCGCAGCCAATTACTTTTATATCTATAATAGAATTCATTATTCAATTATACCTTAAAGACTATCCTATTTCTTTTCTTAAGTCTGCCCACATATCCCTAGTCTCTTCTATTTTCATTATGGCATCAAGAACTGTCATTTCCATAAGCTCGTCTACATCCATACCAATTTTTTCTGCAAATCTAATCATCTTTGTTAAAAACATTATCTAAAACTATCTACTGAAATATAAAGAGATTCTGCAAAAGATGCATTCTCTACTGCAAGATCAACTATGTGAGACTTCTTACCCTTATCTCCAAGCTGCCTTGTAAGTAAGTATGATGTTAAGGCGTGAGAATATTTATTAACAAACTCATCTACTGTATATAGATTATTTTCATAAATAATTGTTCTATCATCTTTTACTTCTTTTTTATTTTTCATTTAACATTGTCCTAATTACTTCAAGTGCCATTTCTATACCAGAAACTGGCACACCTAATTTTTCTCTTTCATTTTTAACATACTCTATCCTATCTTTGACAGAAAGTAAAGTATTCCTTCTAACAAAATCATTAACAGTTTGAAGTTCTTTTACTTGATCTCTATAGTAATAATAATCATCTGACATTAGATTAAATCTTCTGCTAGTCGTTCAAAATGTGGCAATGGCTCCAGATTATCAAATATTCCCATTTGGTTATGTGGCTCAGCAAGATCGCTTTCATCTTCATAATCATCCCATACTGCTGTATACATATCTGCATATGGAGAGGATACCTTTGCCAACCAGCCAGATACATTCATAGCCTGATTAGCCATCCATCTAACTAGTGGTCCTTTGTCTACATCGTGCTCTATTTTAAATTCCATCATACTCTCTTTTTACCATCAGATCTAATTGACTTAATTCTTTTCTTTAAGTACTCATCTTCATTCTCTAAATAAAAATGTACAAAAAGTTTTTCATATTCTTTATCATCAAGAGTTCCATTTTCTTTTTGATACTCTTCTAACATTTCTTTAACTTTTTCAATAAGAAAGCTCATTGTGTACCAGTTTCTTCCTTGTGCTCTAACCTTATATGATTTATTAAATCTAATATATCTAGGTACATATTTTCACACATATAACATTCGTTAAATATTTCTTTTTTGTCAGACATTATACAACCCAGGGATCATCATATTCGTGTAGGATTATCGGAGTTAACTCCCCCATCCAAGCACCTTCACAATTATACAAGATATATTCATCAGCTTCTTCAAAACTCATATCATCACGATCAACAAGAATTTGCATCATCTTTATAAATGAATATGTTGCAAGAGTCGGTTGACCACATCTTTTAGACAGACCTATAAATGCTTCTTCAAAACCATCCATAACCATAATCTCTTCATCTGACTGAGATAAAAATTGCTCTAAAGCTTCTTTATTCATTACCAGCCTCCAAGACAATCTTTTGAATGAGTATGAATCCAGAAGTTGCCTTCCATATGTTTTTTGGTAGGAGCATAAAGCTCTGTACCACAAGCACCACATTCAAAAGACCACTCTTCTGAAAAGAAGTCATACTGATATCCTTTATTTTTATTTAGGGTAGATAACATATGATTCATCTTTATCATTTTTATCAAGGCTTATTTGTTCTTTCATCTTGACTCTTGCTACATTTTCAGCAGCAGTATTTGATGGAAAAACTAAACCTTTTAAGCCACATGGAACTTTTTTCCATTCGTTAATTCCAAGTCTAACTTGAACAGATGCTTTCCATCCACCTTTAACTTTTGTTATAACTGCACGATACTGTTTTTCATTAACTAACATTTCATTTTTACTAGACATTTTTTCTCCTACTAGCCACCTGTGCTATAAAATCCTTTACCTTTGAATTGAATTCCACCTACACCAAAAACTCTTTTGATTGTGCTTTTACAATCTGGACAAATTTCTGGGTCAGGATCATTCATTCCCTTAACTAGTTCTTTATTATCTTCGCACTTTTCACATGCATATAAATATACTGGCATTAATATACTCTACCAAACTTTTTGTATTTTGTCAAACTAAAAGAGCCCCCTTTCGGGGGCACTCCTACTAAGCCCAAGGATCAGGCTCTTCTGCTCCAACTGAAACTGTTGAGTTTGAAACATTGCTAGTCTTATTAAATGTTCCAGACTTAATTGATAGTGATGAACCAACATCGGTTGCATCAATTTCAAAGGCATTACCCTTAGTTCCGTCTTTTCGATCAAATTCACGATACTTTAATTTACCATGAACGATTACCTTATTTCCTTTTGAAAGATTTGATGAGACATTTTCTGCCAGAGTTCTCCAACATACAACATCATAAAATGCTGTGTCTCCATCTTTCCAAGTTCCATCAGAATCCTGGAATCTTTCTGTACTTGCAACACGAAGCTTTGCAAGAACTTTTCCTGAGCCAAGATCCTTCTTTTCTGGATCTTTAACCAGGTTTCCTATTACCGTAATTGTTGTAGCCATTTTTACTCCTTATAGCTGTCTTTCATCATTATACTTGATATCTAGAATTGGGTCAAGTGAGACATTCGCACCTAACGACTCTAAGATACTTTTTATTTTCGTCATATACTGTATACAACGAAGTCTTTCATTGTCATTTAAATGTCTCCAATGACTTTCATAAAATTGGATAGCAAGAAAATGATCATAGTCTGTAATAGTTATTTGAAAATCTTTTGGTGGCTTTACAGATCTAATAGCGTGTTTCATTTTACTTGTATACATCAGCTACTCTCCATTGTAATTCCAGACCAAACATTAAACCAATCGGTTTTTTCTTTATGACTATTAAATTCTTTAGATATTTTTCCACCTTCTAAATAAACTCCACCCCAAACACCCCACTCAGAATTACTAACACCGTATGCTAAGCACTGTCTTTGTGCTGGACAACTTATACACAAAAGATCTACTTTTTTTGAAACTTCTGAATTTTCTTCATATTGATCAAAGAAAAGATTTGTATCCATATTAAGGCATAAAGCTTTTTCATCGAACTTGTACATCGCCCTTCCTTAATATAGAGTCTGGAATATCCCAAACCCCACCAGTATTTTCAAACACAATTTTCTTGTGCCAATTAGAATCAATAAATGCTGCATTCTTTTTTAAACTTGCATCTTGATCTTTTTCAATAAATACAACATTCCAACCCTCCCACTTTAATGATGGGTTGTTATTTACAATTGATTCCATTTTATTTAAATCAGATATCTTCATTAACAGATCTTTCTGTACTAATAATTATTGTTATAATTGTAACAATAAATTGGAATATAAACATTAAAATAAATCCTATTTGATCAGTTGCAAGACCATACCAAAGTGTAACTATTTGATACACCATCCAACATACAACCATAGTTGCTATTTTTGTTACACTTGTTTTTAGCATTACCGCAAAAAGCATTGACAAATAAAACAAACTATAAGATGCAAAAACTACTAAAGACCATACTGTTAGACTCATTTAATACCTAAATATTCCCATTTCAACATCCTCTTGATGTTCCATATATGTAGCAAATTTTGACAACGGTTCTTTTGGCAAACTAAAATATGCATAGTATGTAACATATTCTATATTTTGTTTTACCCATTGTTCATTTATTTTAGAAAAAGAAACTTTAAAACCTTTTTGTTTTAAATAGTTTTCTGCAGAGTTACAAAATGCTGCAGTAAAATTATTAATCTTATGTGGTCCAAGACTCCACACCTGTATTTGATTATTATCATTTGGAGTTGACAAAGCTACTGTCATTGCTCTCATAAATATTTCATAATCAGCGAACTCTTTTGTTCCCTCAACTACGATAACCATTAAATCCTCTTTTCCTTGAAATACTATTATACATTTTTATTTGACCAATGTCAACTTTGAACTAGGTACTTATAGTATCAATTATTGAAAGTAGGTTGCTTACCTCTTTTTCAGACAGATCAAACACGTCTACTCTTTCAGCATTTTCATTAAGGATTCTGCCATCTTCACCAATATTAGCTTTGTAAAGTATATTATCTATAACCCAATAAGCACTATCATCTTGAATAGCTACCCTTACAGTTCCTTCGTCTAAAATTTTACAAAGCTGACTTTTTCTAAAAAATCCTTTAAAGGATATGGAAAAGTCCTCTTGTTTATTTTTTTGAATTAGGGAAGTAATTATTACAAATAGGTTTATTGCAAAAAAGTTTATAGCAATTAAACATGCTGATATTCTTTGTAAGGGAGATAACTTTTGCATATAGCCTCCTATTATTTATAAAAAGAAAATGGTGAATCTGTCCAAGTATCATCTGATTTAGATGCTCTTGCGTTTTGAATTGCTTCCCATTTTTGTGTTGACCAAGCAAATCCAGAGTCTCCGCCCCAAAGTAGCCAGGCTATCTTTCCATTTGATGGACGTTCTGCATTGTCCCAATCCTTGCCTTTTTTATCTACTTCGTGCCTAGAAAAAAATGAATACATTCTTGCAACAGTTTCAGGACTTAGATTTCTACCGTTTACTAAATCACGAGCACGAGCAACTCCAACTGCAGTTCCACCTCTACCAAACTTAGCTCTTAGCTCTAAACCTCTTTTTGCATTGTTTGCCATTGACTCAGTTGGCTTTAAATCAATATCTGACACATCTCTTTTTTCTATATCATACTTTTTTCTTTCAGACTTTGGCTTCCATTCTTCTGGAAGTAAATCAGTTCTATTAAGTGCTTCAGCTCTTCTTATAATGTGATTACGAGCCCTTGCATAATTTGATGCACGACCAACTGCCTGAACTGCATTACTTAAATCTGCTGCAGTAACAATTGGAAAAGATCCATCAGGCAAAGCCATATCTCTACGAGCTAACATTTGTCTTTCTTTATCAGAGTAATCTTTTTTACCCATCGAGTGCTGTGGACAATTTTTATCATCACAATCTTCCATTGAGTGAGCTCTTGTATTTGGAACATCATCATTTCCAATGACATCATCGTGGTGTGCTTTTGAAGTTGATACCCTTAGAGTCTCTACCCTGTGACCAACTAAAGTTTCTGTTGGTTTTCCATCTCTATAAATTCTAATAAGTGCTGCTGGATTATCTGGGGTTCCTGTAATTGTAAAATCAGAGTTAGGAACATTGATAGAACCATTTCTAACAACTCTTACAACCTTTCCTCTGGCAGTTCCACCGCTAGAATTCCAAGAAACCATTTGACCAACTCTAACTGAATCGGCTTTTGACATTTCTGGAATCATTTCTTCAAACTCTTCTCCAGAATTTTTCATATCAGAATTTACATACCCATCTGGAATTACTGCAAGTCTGCAAGCACCCTCTTCTTCAATTTGTTGAGCAATAATTGCACAGGCAATAGAAGATTTGTGAAGTGCACAATTTCCACATTTTACCCCAATAGAAGCATTTTCATTATTAGCACCATCTTCATAACCAATCCAGATGCCCTCTGATTGATCTAGTGGTCCCAGCTCTTCTGTTAATTTTAACAAGGAATCTGCAAAGGCTCTTTCATCTTCTGAAAGAATGTTATAAAGAGGTTCGCCTTCCCACTCTTCCATTTTAATAATATTCATAAATACTATTATATCCTATTTTTGCTCATAATGAGTTAGCAATACTTCAAGAAAAAATCTTTCATCATCAGTAAAAGTGTTAATGTTTTGTTTTATAAACTCTACTTGTTTTGGAGTAACTCCAATAACCGTTTCACCTTCAGTAAATACAATGTCAACAACATCTTGCATCCAAAGGCTTGATGCCATTTCTCCAACAGCTTCATAATGTGCATAATAAAGTTCTGGATATATTTCTTTACATTTTGGAGTTACTTTGTATGTAAACTGATCTGATACAGAGTCATAACCCATAATTTCCATAGCACCTACTTCAATAAGATACTCAATCATTTCTGAAAGCTCTTGCTCGTTAATATCTTCACTGTCTTCCATGAGGTAAGGACTCCTTTACAGTCAATGGCGATACTCTTGTATACATAGATTCTTGATATAAATTGCAAAGAAAGTCTACTCCAGTATAAGAACATCCGCTTCCAATACCACCCTTAATATCTTTAAAAATATCTTTTACGGATCCCTTGTATGGAATCATTGTAGACACTCCTTCTGCTACCGCAATATCTTTATCTTTATTGGCTTCTTTACTAGCCATTCCTCTAAAAGATTTAAACTTTTTATCACCTTTAAAATGTAAAGATCCTGGAGATTCATCAGTACCAGCCAACATTGAGCCAAGCATTACAGAGTCTGCTCCTGCTGCAAATGCCTTAACAATGTCTCCAGCATTTCTAATTCCACCATCCGCTACAATTCCAGCATTTAAGCCAAACTTATCTTTTGCCTCTCGCACGTTTATAATTGAAGATAGTGTTGGAATACCATGACCTGATACAATCCTAGTTGTACACATGCTACCGCCACCAATGCCAACTCTAACTGAATCAGCACCTGCCATATCTAAGGCAACATATCCTTCTACCGTGGCAACATTTCCAGCCATAATGTGAATATCATTTTTAACAATGTTTTTTAATCTTATAACTGCATCAATTGCCATTTTACTATGACCATTTGCGGTATCAATCAAAAGTATTGACACCCCTGCTTTAATTAACTTATCAACATGATCTTCAATAAAAGTAGTTGACAAGGCTGCACCAACAGGAAGACCAAGGTTATTATAATTATAAACTTCCTCAACCATTTTTATTTGATTTTTTGCTGACATAAATCTGTGAATGATTCCAATTCCGCCAGATTCAGCAATTGCAATAGCCATATCTTTTTCACAAACAGTATCCATAGGGGAAGCAATTACTGGAAGGTCTAGCCATGTATATCCACCAATATGCATTTTTAAATCTACAAAAGATCTGCTTATAACTTCTGAATACTGTGGAACCATTAAAATATCATCAAAACAAATATAGTTATTTGTTAAATATTCTTTCACAAATTTAACCATTCTGGATGGTTTAAAGTCCATTCAACAGTTTTTCTAATTGACTCTTCTAATGGCATTGGAGATACCCATCCAGTGTCAGCTATCTTTTTTCCGTCTAAAGCATAACGTAAGTCATGTCCTGGTCGTGATGAATGAAAGTCTTCTAACTCATAACGTAATGGCTTTCCAACTGCTGAGGCAATCATTTGAGCCATTTCTAGATTATCTACTTCTCTTTCGCCAACAATATGAAACTTTGCTGGCACATCAGATTCCCCATAGGCTGGGAAGTGTTGCTTTAGAACGTGCAAAAGACCATCTGCCTGATTTCTAGCATGTAGATAAAAACGACTTCCAATCTCTCCTTCTGCAGACGCATGGATCTTCATTGTTTCACCATTAATAACTTTTTTAATTACCATTGGCATAAACTTTTCAGTATCTTGAGTTTCACCAATGATATTCATTGTATTTGTAATTGCAACTGGAACTCCATATGTTCTCCAATACGAGAATGCAATACTTTCTTGTGCTGCTTTAGAAGCAGAATATGGATTGCTTGGAAAATATTGATCTACCCATTCTTTGTGAGCATGTCCCTTTGGAGCTGGACCATACACTTCGTCAGTTGAAATATGTAAAAACTTTTCTGGCTTTGCAGTTCTTGCCCAGTCAAGTAGATTACATATCAAAGAAACGTTATTTAAAATAAATGGAGTTGGTTCTTCAATGCTCCTATCAACATGACTTTCACTTGCCACATTAATTACATAATCAATGTCACCAAATGCGTGGGAAGTTACTGGAGAAATTGGAGCAGTTAAGTCTGTCTTAATTACTTTAATTCTACTGTAAGCATCTGGAAAATCGTCACATGCAACATTAATTCTATCTGTCAAACCTTTGTGTGTAAATGTTGTTGGACAAACTATAAACCAATCTGTGTTTACCAGTAAGTGCCTAAGAACATGGCTTCCAACAAAACCACTTGCACCTGTTAAAAGAACTCTTTTACTCATTATTTTTTCCATTTCTACTAAATTAAATTAAAATTCATAAGATATTCTTTAATATCTTCTGTCATTTCAGGTTTCGATTTTATCACAGTATGATCATCCTTGTCAACTTTTGGACGAGATTGATAGGTATGAATTTCTACTTCTTGAATTTTTTCTCTTCTTGTATGGCTGATTGCATTGTATACAGATCCGCACATTGCATCTGCAAGGTCCTTAGACTTCTTTCTAGGGTGATCTACTCTATTATTATTCATAATTCTAAGTTCTTGCATTTCTTCAAGTAATAAATCTATTTGAGGTAGTACTATTCTTTCTTCATAAACAAGCATAGAAAGATCTTCATAGTGCTTTTTAGCTACAGAAAGAGTTTCTGTTTTAATTCCTACGCTACTTAGATCTCTTTGAATATCAAAAGAGTTCCATCTGTCAAAAGTTACTAAACCTAGATTAAATCCTAGCCTTCTTAAGTTAATGATCCAATTTTTTACTTCTGATAAATCTACTGGACCTTCTTTTTTAGGCTCCCAGTAAACGATTGCATCAACTACAACAAATGGAACAATCTGTTGATAGTCATTAAATGATTGTAGATTTACCCACTT